TATCGTTCTATTGGTATAACCAATGGGAACTTATCGTAATATGGCAGCTTATCCTTCGTTTTTGGATCATAAAAATAAAAGTACATCCTACCTATAATCGATGCACTTCTAAGCCTATTCCTATCCTGCATCAGTTGTGCTTTGGTTGGCCTTAGTGTAGGTATCTTGGAACGGAGCCAGTTTCGAGCATCACGCGATCTAGGTTCGAATCCCTTTTTGGCAAGGGAGTCCTTAATTCTATCTATTAGTTTTTTTGCCATGAGGTATTTATCTCAAATCCCTAGATGCTTTTCAGTAAGGACTTGAAATTCCCACCCATGATCTTTGCAGAATTCTGTGGCGGCTTTCCACTTGGATTGATTGATAACATAGGTTGCCGCCTCTTGGATGTACCGTTTGGTCTTACGTTTCTGAGTTGGCGGCTTAGTCTGTGCGTCTGGTTTAACTTCAATCACAAAAGTCTTGATGATGCCATTCTTTTGTTTAATCTTAGCAACAAAATCGGGGAAGTAACGATGCTTCCTATTGTCCACTGGACTCCAATAAGGTATGACTAATTCTTCAGAACCCCACCAGATTACGTCTGGATGGTCATCTAAATAATGCATTACCTTCAATTCCCATGATGATCGATAGATGATATTGGTCGCATCACCCTTGTATTTTGTTGGGTTTTTGGGAGTAAATTTACCTTTATATGACATAAATACTATCTAGTCAACCTACTAGGACAACTATGGCTTTCTTTGGTCTTTCCGATATAAAAATTTCTTCAGAAAATAATAAAGGACCGCTTTCTCCTCTTTTTCAAGGTGAGGTGACTAATACCTTCAGGTATCCGATGGATGTGGGTAACTATGATAAAGCCCACTACATGGTTATCCACATATTTAAACAACAGAATAGTCAGTTCACAGGTATTGAACAAGACAAGGGTGGCGCACCAAGCGTAACTAAAGATGAGGCAACTCCTGGCAGTGTGAGAGGATTACCAAACATTAAAGAGAAATTTTCTAGCGCAATTAACAGTAAAATTGATAGTGCGTTTTCTTCTGTAAATACTGCGGTAGGTGGGAAACTATCTTTTTTTAAAGCAAACAAACCAGCATTCAGTTCAACCAAAGCAGCAGCAGCAACGAATGACAATAAACTTTATATTGATAAAGTAGATCAAATTCAAAAAACTGGTTTTATAAATTCAACAATAAAAACCACAGATTCTATTGCATTGTATATGCCAGATACGTTGCAGCACACGTATACCCAAGGATATGAAAATTTAGAAATGGGTAAGGAATTAGCAGGTCAAACATATCAAGTTGGTGTGGATCAGTTATCAAAAATAAAGAATGGACAAGAAACTAATATTAGTGGTGCATTACAGGCTGGTATCCTATCCAGTTTAGCTAAAGCGGGGGGTAATTTAACTGGTGCTGATGCCACTGCAAAGGCACTTATCTTTAATAAACTTGGCGGTGTAGTAAATCCAATGTTGGAGATGTTATATTCTTCTCCTGATTTTCGTTCATTCAACTTCGAATTCATGTTCTATCCACGCGATGAACGTGAAGCTTTGGAAGTGCAGAACATTTTAGAAAGACTTCGTTTTCATCAAGCTCCCGAAATAAATGATTCGGCTGGTGGTATTCTTTTAATACCTCCTTCAGAGTTTGAATTGCAGTTTTATTATGCAGGTAAACCCAATCCAAACTTACCTCCAATTGCACGATGTGTACTGACAAGCATTTCAATGGATTATGCTCCAAATGGTTGGTCATCCTATGAAATGCCGGGAGAATTTAGTCCTGCATTAGGTCGTACTGGTATGCCTTCCGCAATCCGTTTGACACTGGAATTTAAAGAAACACAATTTCTTACTAAGAATGATTTTAGAGGTACCAAACAATCGAATCAAACTGTATGGAGTGGTAAAAAAACATAATGGCAAAGTATTTCAACTATTTTCCCACAACTTATTACAGTAATTCTAATGAGTCTACTGCTCTCGATACTGTAACAAATGTTATTGCTCGTTTTGCTTTTGAAAATGTAATAAAAGATAACGCCTCACTCTTTTATCCTTATGATGTACAGGATGGTGAAACTCCTGAGATGATTGCAAACAAGTATTATGGTTCATCAGAAAAACATTGGATAGTTCTTCTATTCAATGACATCATCGACCCACAATATGATTGGCCATTAGATCAACGAACACTTATCAAGTATATTAACGACAAGTATTCTAAGCAAGGTGCTACACATTCACCATATCAAACGGGAATTCAGTGGGCGCAAGATGCGGGTAACGTTAATGCATACTATAAAACAGTGACTCGTTTGAGTTCTAAACCAACCAAGAATCAAATCGTTGAGAAACTTGAGATTGATGCTACGACTCATACAAACTTACCTGTAACAACTACCACATATACATTGCAAGATGGCAGTAAGATCACTGAGACTATCACTAAAACAACACAAACATATTATGATTATGAAGTTGAATTGAATGATAATAAACGAAAGATACAATTATTAAAATCTGAATATGTGACTGAACAAGGACTAATAAATGAATTTAAGAAAGTGATTAGTTCATGAGTTCACAGCTTATGTCGGCATCAAAGTTTGTAGTAAATGAACTTTCTATTATAACCAAGGCAGGTAAGATTGACATATCTTCCATATATCAAGAGATCAATATATTTGATTCAATTTTAATTCCAATTATGAATGGTAATGTACTCATCAACGATTCTGTTGGTCTGTCTTCTAAACTACTGTTCGATGGTTCTGAGTCTATATTGATTGATGTTGGTAAGACAACAGATTCTGATATCCTAAAACTTAAAAAAGCATTTAGAATTTACAAACAATCTGACCGTAAAAACATCAACCAGACAAGTGAAGTCTATGTACTCCATTTTGTTTCTGATGAATTAATGTTTTCAGATCAACAATTAATCAATCAAGCATACAAAACAACGTACTCTGATATTGTCAAAAAGATATTAGTTAACTATTTAAAAACACCCGACAATAAATTGAACGGTAAGTTTGAAACTACTACTGGCATTCGTGATGTTGTTATACCGAATTTAAAACCTCTTGATGCGATTGAGTGGTGTGCCAAGCGTTCTATAGATGAAAACCGTTCAGCCAATTTTGTATTCTTTGAGAATAATCTTGGATACAACTTTGCATCGTTATCGTCACTCCTCTCACAAAAAGAATTGTTCACGATTAAGTTTTCACCCAAAAACTTGGAACAGACTAATGTAGTTGACGATTTGTTAAGTCCTCGTAACTTTGAAATTATTAATCAAGTTGATAAGATTAAATCAACTCGATCTGGTGTTAATGCTGGTACGTTTATTGGATTCGATCCAGTTACCCGTTCCGTTGGTGTCAAGAAGATTAATTATGAAGATCATTACAATGCCATGAAACATGGCAACCCCAACCCCAATTACTTTTCTTCAATCAATCGCGGTGGTGACGATTCATCTCAAGCATTTGATTCTAGAAAGACTGTTAGTTCGTTTGGAGCATTTCGTCGAGACAGTGCCTACATTAAAAAATACGATCCGACTTCCATCTCTAAACAGGAAACACAGGAAGATTTTATTTTTCAGCGTAAGGCAATCATTACTAATCTGATGAACAAAAGAGTGAAGCTGGTTATGCCTGGTAATTTTCAGTTGACTTCAGGTTTCAGTTTAAATCTTCGCACACCAGACTTCTCTATTCGTGAAAGTGGTGGTGAGAATGATGATCGTTCATTGAGTGGTCGTTACTTGATTGTCGCTACCCGTCACATCATTGGTTATCAGAAACATGAAACTATAATTGAACTTGCAACAAGTTCTAATGAATTACCGTTTATACCAACGGCAACTGCTCAACAAACAAAAGAAGTAGAGAATTATGGAACAATCTGAAGACAGTAAAAACTTTGCTGGTAAAGGTGGTTTCATTTGGTTCATTGCGGTTGTTGAACGAATTAATGATCCATTGAAACTTGGTCGGTGTCGTATACGATGTGTTGGTTGGCACACTGATAATAAACAGTTATTGCCTTCAGATTCGTTACCTTGGGCGCAAGTTCTTTTACCGACAAACAATACAAACCCATATCCACCACGTGAAGGTGATATGGTTGTTGGATTCTTCACTGATGGTGAAAGTGGACAAGACCCCATAATTATGGGTGTTATGCCAGGCATTCCATTAGATGCAGCTAACCCACAAAAAGGATTTGTCGATCCACGTTCATCTTCTGAACTAGCAGCGGCACCAGTGAAGCCTGATGAGTCTGCCACAAACTATCCACGAAAGATAGACGAGCCGACAACTTCACGTTTAGCACGAAATGATTCTGATTATCCGTCAGCAATTAATGTTGCAAAGAAAAAAAAGAAGGCAAGCAAAGTGGAACCAGATTCATACTATGCTGCCAAGTATCCATACAACAATGTTTATGAATCTGAGTCTGGACATGCATTAGAGTTTGATGATACTAAAGGTGCTGAACGAATTCACACATATCATCGTTCTGGTTCTTATGTTGAATATGGTCCACTAGGTGATCGTGCTGAAAGAATACAGCGTAACAAATTTACTGTAGTTGTTGGTGATGATTCAATTTATGTTCAAGGTTCGGTGAAGATGTATGTTGATGGGGATTATGATCTGAACGTAACTGGTGATATTAGGATCAATGGTAAGACCGTCAACATTAACAAAGGAACGATGGGTGCTGCTCGTATTGGCGATACTGCGGATACTGGTGATCAAGGTACAGGAAGCGATACTGATAATAATTCGGCAGGAACCAACGTAATTGAATCTGGTTCAGGTACAGTGTTCATCGGAGACTGATAAATAAAAGATGTCAACTACTATTACTTCAAACGATCCAACAATTATAGCCGAAAGAGGTTACAAGGATTTGGATTTAAATTTTAAAGCACATCCTATTAAAAAGGATATTAGCAGACATTATAATGAAAAGGCGATAATCAATTCTGTTAAAAACTTGGTTTCCACCAATTTCTATGAACGACCATTTCGTCCAGAGATAGGTTCTGGTGTCCGAAGAATATTGTTTGAAATGGTTGATTCAGTTTCTGGTGCGGCATTGGAAAGGCAGATTTCTGAGGCTATTAATAACTTTGAACCGAGAGTTAGCATAGAGTTTGTTACTGCTGTTCCGGCACCCGATGAAAATGGATATAGAGTGGTATTGTCTTTCTTTATTAATACCTTGCCAAATCCAATAACGATTAACTTCTTTTTAGAGCGTATAAGATAAAATGACAGAACGTCTAAGAGTAACTGAACTTGATTTTGATCAGATCAAGCAGAATTT